GTGCTCCGTAGTAAGATTGATGTCTTCCAGTGGACTAATCCTGAAAATGAAAATCAATCTGAACGAGTAGAACTAACAGTAGATAATGCTGGTATTTTCATTACTTCTTGTTCTGGTGGTGCTCGTGGAATTCTTGAAGCATATGGAGTTGGTTGAATGACTGACATTTCTAAACTCTCCTACAAAGAACTCCAACAACTTGAAAAACAAATTGATGAACGCAAAGAGGTATTGCGTAAGTCAAAGGATTGTGTTGAGGGATATAAAGTTACATTCTGTGTGAAGTTCAATCCTGCTGAACACCAATTTGATGAATTGAATAGTCCAGAAGAGTTTGGTGATTATTTGGGAAATGATGTTGCAAATCTGATTGTCAAAGATTTGGGTCTTCTGCAATCTAATGTAAGTGCTTTTATCATTGAAGAAATGACTGATGAAGATAAGGTAGAATGGAAGAACTTCTGGGAGGATGATGAATGACTTACGGACTAAACCCAAATACAATTGCATTCTCTTACACTCGTGAAGAGTTGTTTGAGTGTATCACAAAGATTGTAGCACACCCACACACTGCAATCACAAAGCACGACAAATCCCGTGCTCTTGCGATTATGGTAGTGATGGATGATTACTTCTCAAACTATGCTGAAAGTGATAATGAGGGTTGTCATTATGTTTATGAACAGGAGGCAACGGACCTTATTGATTTTGTAAGAAAGTTTGAACTTGGTATTGATGATTATGGTGATGTTGATGTTGATGAGGTGTTGAAGTGAGCAGATTTACCGAAAACCCTGATGAGATTGTGCTTCAAGACATTCAAATGTTTCATCTGGAAAGTATGAATGAACGCACACTTTGGATTGGTGTTTATGGTGATGATGGTAAAATCTATCACTTGAATATTTCTGCAGATGGTGATAAACTGAGGTATTATTGGAGTAATGAAACCCCGTGAGATTCGAAGAACCAACAAAACTTGAACTCTTCCTTGATGGTTTTCATAACTTTTTGAACTGTCTGGATTGTTATAATGATGGTGATGAATGGGGCTACCAAGAATTCTGGGAAGGATTAAATCTCGGGTGGTATATGGAATATATTTTCCCTTATGAGGATCCGTACAATATTACTATCTCACCAGAAAGAAAGTTGAGGTTGGACCAGAAACCACCAGTCATTTATGTTTCAGAAGAGGCATATGATAAACTAATAGAAGCAATCAACAAACCACCAGAGTATAATGAAAAGATTGCCAGAGTGTTAAGTCGTAAAGCACCTTGGGATGAAGAAAAATGACTATTGAGGTAACACACAATGAAGACAACACATTTACCATCTCCTGGGATGAGAATTCTCCTACGGAAAGTATTTTCAACACCTGGACAGAAGAAGACTTTATCAAGGTCATTATGGACTATCTTCAGAAATTAGAAACTGAAAGACGTGATGTTGAAAAATCCAGATATGTATAGTAGAGTAGTACCAGGAACAGCAAAAAGAAAAACTAAAATGAACTGGTTTGATTACTGGATTATGCATTGTTGGATGACTGGATGGCAGAGCATTAAACATTCATTCCAAAACTGGGCTGATTTGATGACTGGTAACTGGAAAGATTATGCTCTGATGTGGTATGATGATCCATATGAAGAGTGTCGTGATTGCTTCTGGTCTTATCTTGGTGATGATGACACTCTACCAAAAGAGTTTTTAGAACATCTACAACAACTGGTTGAAGATATTGAAACTGGTAAAGAGAAAGTCATTCCGATGGATGAACTTCTTATCAAACGAATGAAAGACCTTACAGAAGATGTGGAGGTAGACTAATGGGATTATATGATGACATTCATTCTTCTTATAACCTAGGAGAGCACTTCACTAATGTACCAATGCAAACCAAAGGACTTGCTCGTGCTATGTCAAGATATTGGATTGCACCTGATGGATGTTTGTATGAATTGACTTATAAAGAAACACATACTTATGAAGATATTAAAGAGGATGATGAACGATATGATTCAAAACATTTATTCTTAAATTATGAATGGATTCCAACTGGAAAACACGGTAAAGTAGAACCCTGTTACATCACCGATTATGTTGAGATCTATCCTGCACAATGGAATGGTTCTTATGATGATTGGCCACGATGTAGAATACACTTTAAGTATGGTAAAGTAATGGACTTTGAAGTATATGTCGGAGAAGGATAAGATCTATTATAATGTATGGTGTTGTGCTTATCAGAGAAGGTATCTGTATAAGAAAACACCAAGAGAAAGTAGAGAGCATGAGACTGTTCTTATGTGTTTAGGTATCGCAAGGTTCACAGTGTTTGATACTGAAAAAACTAAGCATTTAAGTTAATATAACGATAATATGATATTAAAATAATAAAAAAACGGCTTTTTAAATCATAGCCTATTATTTTGTTATTGATAATCATTCTCAATAAAAGGTGTGATGAATACTCTTTTAATACCCTATAATACCCTTAGATATCTTATAAACCCTTAGATATCTTATGTTAATACCTTATAATACCCTTATAAACCCTTCGGATCCTTGTGATCTTACACGTCGGCAGCTTAGCACAAGGTCTCTGAGTTGTCAAGGGACGCGCACGAGATTCGCAGAGACGCACTAGATTCGCACACACAAGACACTTCGAGATTCGCATAGGTCTCATAGTTACTTCGAGATTCGCACAATACCTTATAATCAAACTAGATTCACATCATATCATTATATCGTTATATCATACTAGATTCACATAAGTTCTCGTAATCATTTCGAGATTCGCATCAATCACATAAACACTTCGAGATATCATCATATCATCATATCATCATATACTAGATTCATTTCGAGATTCACACAATACATCTAGATTCTTACTAGATTCGCATATATACTGTCAAGGGTCTCGTGAACACTTCGAGATTCGCACACAATAACTTGACACACCTTCTAGATTCACGTATACTATACACATAGTTTTTCAGGAGTTCGAGTTCTTATGTCTAGTTCTTATCTGTCTGCAACAAAGACTAAGTATCGCATCACGTTAGAGCTAGAGGTGTTTCCAGATATGAATCCTCATCAGATTCAGTGGGAACGTGTACTCGAACTTGAGCCTGCGGAGAAGGTTAACTCTTATGTCGAAGACCTGAGTACACCTGACCGCTGGTAGAAACTATAGTTCAGTCTCCTTAAGTTTATCTCTTAAGATCTCCCATTCTACCAAGAATCGGGAGATTTTTTTATGTCTTTGTGCCACTTGTAGAACTGTCCATAATATTCACCAAACCCCTGTGGAACCTGGTATATTTGCAATGTGGTTAATTCTCTACACAAAACCATGCAAGACTTTTCCAAGAAATTCTACCAAACCCTGATGCTCAATGTTGCAACAATTGCCGCGATTGTGGTGGGAATTGTGACATTTATGATTCGCTCCTTCAATGAGAACAATGGGGCAGAAAAGACACGTAAGGTGTTACAAACTGTTCTGCGCTTCGTTGATACCATTGTGGGCAAGCTTCAGGTTCTGGTGAATACTGATGTGCCAGAAGTAAAAGTGGCACAGAAAACTACCAAAGGGAAGTGAATCCTGGTATATTACATTCGTTCGGTTGAAAACTGACTATGTGCGGTCCTGCTTTTGAGTATACTCGGGAAGATTTCCTGAATGATGCTTCTGATGAAGAATGGGTTGAATGGGAACAGAAAGCAGCAGAACTTGAGTTGACTCTGGATTACTACCTCGCCGAATTTGTCTGATGGAATTTGTTAACTACGTTCGTTCATTCTATGGCCCTGGTGGTATCTACTCGATGAATGTAACTGATGCAATGATCATCGACGCCACCATACAGTACTTGACAACTCCTGGCACACGTTGGTGCGATGGTGATAGTTTCGACCGTGAACATGTTCGTGACATTATGATCGAACGGTTCGGTCTTGTGCCAACCTGAGAACTGGCACACGGGGTCGCCACAGACCCCACCCCCTGACCCTATACTGATTCAGTCAACCACACACGAGATCATGCTCAAGAAAGTATCACCCGAAAAGGCAACTCCATCTCCTGTTGTAGTTAACAAAGGAAAGCATGGATACAACTGCTGGGTGTATTCTAGCAGGATTCAGAAGAATGGCAACACATACTTTAAGTATACAATTGCCCACACATTCAAGCAAAAGTTTGTATCTAGAGAGGATGCCCTGATGTATGGTTGGGCGAAAGTTAATGGGCACAAAGTTACAACTTTCGATGTGCCCATGCGCCACAAACCTGTGACAGTCTGACTAGTGGCACAAGACCCCTTGCGGTTCTCCTGATTCTGGTTTACATTACATTCGTTCAAACAAAGGAACACCAAATGCGTCCTGTTTCTGTTCACCCTGAGAAAAGCATTCGGTTCACTGAACACGCTAAGTTCTGGTGTGAAATGTTGAACAATTATCGCAAATGTTACCCTAAGCATTCGTTTGCTAAAATGGCAGAACATTTCGATCTGAGTGAAACAAATGCCCGCCGATATTACTATGGAATGCATCAAGCAAATCTGGGGTATTTTGGCAATGGTTACAATCAAATCCGCAGGGGTGCCTGTGTGACACTCTGAGAACTGCCACAAGGGGGGTTGCAATGCTCCCCAATCCGTTCTACATTACATTCGTTCCTGAGACACCAACCGATGACCGTGACTCTGACTGCTTCCTATCGTGAAATGCTGCACGAAGATGCAGTTGCTAAGATCGATGAGCTTCTGGAGGAGAACTATGCTCTCGATGATATGCTTGAGTTCATCGATGAGCGTAATGAGACCAACTTCGTTCTCTTTTATGAAGAGTATGTGCGTGTTGGTGAAGCAATCGGTTATGAAGCAGTAGATGCTCTCATTGATGAAATGGGATGCGTTTCTGACATTGAAGATTGCGACGAACGTTATCAAGGTTGCTATCAAGATGAGGCAGAGTTTGCAGAATCTTTCTACAATGAAATGGGTTGCAACATCCCCGAAGGAATTGTAGTGGATTGGGAAGCAACGTGGGAAACTTCGCTGCATTATGATTACACTTCCTGCAGTGATGGTAGCACCTATCGTTCTTGCCACATCTTCCGCGATTGCTGATAAGAATGGGGGGATTAATTCCCTCCCTTTTTTTATACTTTTATTTTAAATATTTTTTAGCAGGGGCGGTGGCGATGGTTTTCGTCTTAGAGGCTACCCCGCCTCTCATCCGATTGTCCCCATATTATAAGGCAGCCACGGGGGCATTCGTGGGCAGCCAGTGCCACTTCCCGAACTGACCACGACCCATTGCGTTGGGTGCTGATCCGTGCCATACTAACCGTATGCAAAACAAACACCTCGAACACCCCGAAGATACCATCCTCACGGGTGACCTTTCTGTTCTTGATTGGTTTACTGCTGCAGGATTCCTGAGTGTAAAGATTGATGGTGCCCCTGCAATTGTATGGGGTAAGAATCCTGCGAACGGTAAGTTCTTCGTTGGCACCAAAGCTGTGTTCAACAAAGTAAAGATTCGTATTGCACACAATTATGAAGAAATTGATGCGTTCTATCAAGGTGAGGTTGCGTCTATTCTTCGTGCTTGTTTTGATTATCTGCCTCGCATCGATGGTATCATTCAAGGGGATTTTATTGGTTTTGGCGGTAGTGATGAGTATTGCCCCAACACGATTACTTACCAGTTTGGTGAAGTAGTAACTGAAGAGATCATTGTTGCACCTCACACTTACTACGTTGCAGAAAAGGATCTGCGGGATGCTGTAGCGTATCCGATGAACTTTATCATCACTGATACTCCCTGTGTGAAGTTTGTGAAACCTGATGTATACATTGCACACGGTCAAGAATCGTTCGCTGATGTAAAAGAAGTCTGTGGATTTGCTCGTCAAATGTCTACTCTTGCAACGTTTGTAACTGATAAGGAAGCACAGAAGATCAAGCAACAACTGAATGCCTGCATTCGTGCTGGTGAAGAAGTCAACCCTGAGGACTTTGATTGTGATGCTAACCTGTTGCGTTTGTGGGCACTGGTGAAGTCGATTAAGGATGATTGTCTGTTCCTTTGTCGTAACAATGGGCCTGCAGCTTATCTGGGTTCTCCTCATAACGGCTATGAAAGAATTGACTCTGAGGGTTACGTAATGACCAATGAGTTTGGTATGTTCAAACTGGTGAATCGTGAGGTATTCTCTCACGCCAACTTCACCAACGGTCGATTTCAGTGTGCCACCTAAACAAGTGCCACATCCTCCCTTGTGGAGGTCCTGGATTCGTGCCATACTACGTTTGTTGCTGAGGGATTTCAATGGATTTCGACACTGACTTCTGGGGTGAGATTCAAGATGCCCCTGGTGAAATCTTCGACATTCCAGAGTTCGATGACTCTGATGATTTCAACCTCAATGAGTATTTGAACGCTTCCTACGATTACTGAAACAATGCAATTTCAAGTTACTGCAATCGAGTTTGATTTTGATGATGAGGATCTACATCCTGAGGAGAAATCTGACATCATCGAGGATACAGTAGGACACATCTGGGAAGCAGATGATGAAGATGATCTCATTGAAGAGATCACTTCGTGGACAGGTTGGTGCATCAAATCCATTGATTATCGTCACGTTCTGATCTGATTATGTACCGCAC